GTTAACATCTGGAGGTTCAGGTGCGGCACCTACTTGGACGACCCCAGCATCTGGCGGTTCGTCATTCTCAGTAAAAACGGCTAATTACACTGCGGTAGCTGGTGACAGCTTACTAGCTAACACAAGTGGTGGATCATTCACCATTACATTGCCAGCTTCTCCTGCTACAGGTGCGACTGTGTACATACAAGATAGCGCGAACGCGTTTCTTGCATTTCCATTAACAGTTGCAAGAAATGGGCAGACCATTATGGGGCTTTCTGAAGATATGATTGCGGCCCAAAATGGCATAGGTTTCGGTTTAGCGTACAATGGATCAACTTGGAGGATTTACTAATGAGCAACATAGCAACGTTTTCCGCTGGCAATAGCAACCCTATTTCTGGCGTTTTTGGGTCTGGCAACGTCCAATTTTTCACAAGCTCCACGACATGGACTTCACCTGCTGGTGTGACATCTGTACGGGCAAGGGTGTGGGGTGGGGGTGGATCCGATGGTGGGGGTGGCGGCGGTTTTTCCATGCTTACATCTACTGTAACCCCCAGCACTGGGTATTCCATTACCGTTGGCGCGACTGGTGGCACATCTAGTTTTGCATCTTTTAATTCTGCAACGGGCGGCACTAGTAGCAGTGACAGCGCCGCCGGAGGAACCGGAACAGGTGGATTTACGGCAACTGGCGGGCAAGCTGGAACCGCGGGCGGCTCCCCCGGAATACGGGGTGGTGGTGGGGTGGGTAGTCTATTAGGGATTGGGGGAAGAGGCGGCAACGGCCCCTCTAGTAATTACGCCGTAGCAGTTGCTGGAGAATCAAGGGCAAGTGGTGGTGGTGGTGGCAGTTTCAGCAACGGCGGTTACGCTGGTGGCGGCGGTTCTGGTGGGGCTGGATTTACTGGGGCTGGGGGTACACCCGGTGGTGGTGACGGCACATTAGGGTATCACTCTCAGTTTCCGGCATCTGCCACAACGGTTTTTGCTTTAGATTTTATAGGTACTGGTGGGGGTGGCGGAGGGGTTAACCAACGTGGCGCGTCTGGCGGTAGTGGTGTTAACGGTGGTGGCGGTGCCGGTGCAGGTGGTGCCGGTGGTTTCCCCGGTGGTGGCGGCGGAGGCGATAGCGGTGTTCCCGGTAGAGGTCTTGTTATTCTTGAGTGGTAAAAATGTTTTACTAAATTTGGAGATTAAATTATGAAAAAAGCATGGATTGAAAACGGTAAAGTCCGAGATGTTGCTCATAGCAACCCCGCAGATATTTTTCACCCCGATGTTGCTGTACTTTATGACACGGATGTCCCCGATGATGCAGTACATGGTGATGGCTGGGTGAACGGTGTTTTAGTAAAGCCAGAACCTCCTGCCAGAATCTGGCGTGATGGGGATTTCCGAAAAGGCATGACGCTTAACGAGAAAGCTAAGTGGGACAACAACGGTTGCCCTGAAATTATTACTGTTAAAACAGAACTTCCGCAGGAAAGGGTGGGCGCTACAGAACTCGCTGAGTTTTTAGTTAACGCTGGTGTTATCTCCCAAGACTCTGCGAATAATATTCTTGCATAATATCATGACATTACTACTTCCTATTGAAACAGCGAACCAGATCATTGGTTACTTGGGCACACGCCCATACCAAGAAGTCTTTCAACTGATCCAAGCAATTCAGGACGCCGCGAAGCCTCCTGAGATGCCCGAAGCTCCCAAGGCTGACGATGGAATCAATGGAGACTAAATTGTCGGTGCACGAAGCGATTTGTGCACAGCGTTACGAGCGAATCAACGAATCGCTCGACAGTGGCAAGAAGCGGATGAAGACAATCGAGATATTGCTCTACATCACTATTGCCGCAGTGCTTCTCGGACCGGGCGTTGCCGCCGAATTCGTGAAGAAGTTACTGGGGATCTAAGTGGAACTCGAGTATTACACTAAAGTAATTGGCGCGGTGACCGCGTCTACTGCAATGATTGGCGGCGGATACACGCTAGCCGACAAGTTCGGTGTATTTCACAAAGATATTCTTAAGTGGGCACCGGAACACTTTCAAATATCGGATGCGCCCGCCAATGGTGAGTTTAAGGTTGTAGTGGCTCGCCAGAAGCTCAGAGATAACTGCGAAGTTACAGCGTTCAAGCTGGAGGTGCGGGATTCCGAATTGGTCGTACACCCAGCCAAGCCTAGTATTGCGACGTTTTCAGGCCCAGCCAGCGACACAGTGGACAAGTTCGGATACAAGTTTAAGCTTGACACCGCTGCACAAGTGACTCCCGGCGTTGCCACTCTGATGGCTCACATTAAATACAAGTGCCCCGAAGGTGAAGTAATTGTCAATTACCCCGCGCATAAAAACCTGATGTTTACGATAAAGGAATCCAATGCTTGACATCCTATCTGGTGGAATTTTAGGCTCCATATTCGGCGGCGTGTTCCGCTTGGCACCCGAAGTGCTGAAGTTCTTCGACAAAAAGAACGAGCGGATGCACGAGTTAAACATGTTCGCCCGTCAGTGTGAGTTGGAACAGCTCCGGGGTCAGCAAAAGCTCGCCGAGATTGGAGCACAGCGTGAAGCGGCGGTGGACGTTGGGGTGATGGATGCATTCAACGCCGCTATTGAGCAACAGGCCACGATGGTAAAAGCCGCTGGTGGGTGGGTGGCGAGCCTATCCGCATCTGTCCGGCCAATGGTAACCTATTGGGTGCTGTTCGTCTGGTCTTTTATTCATGTATGGTTCGCCTACAATGCTTGGCTCGCCGGGGCACCCGCCGTCGAGGTGTTCAAGGCTATGATGACTCCCGACTTTTCCGCTCTACTGTCCGGCACCATCAACTACTGGTTCCTTGACCGCACTCTGAAGCAACGTGGTATATGAATCTGGAGCTTGCCGCCGAACTCTGCCGCCGGTACGAGGGGTATCGAGCCAAGCCCTACCTCTGCCCGGCTAACGTAGCCACTATCGGGTATGGGAGCACCTACTACGCCGACAAGCGAAAGGTGACTCTCGAGGATCCCCCGATGGACGAACCTACGGCACGGGAGCTACTAATGATCGAGCTTGAGCACACCTACCTTCCCGGGGTTCTCCGGAACTGCCCGGGGCTGATTACGGACGTCCGAAAGTGCAACGCGATCGTAGACTTTTGCTACAATCTTGGTGTTGGGCGACTCCAGACCTCGACGCTTAAGCGCAAGGTGAACGCCGGAGACTGGGAAGGTGCGAAAGAGCAGTTGATGCTGTGGACTAGAGGTGGTGGCAAGGTGTTGCCGGGGCTACTCAAGAGGCGCACTTCTGAGTGTGCTTTGCTAGATTGACCAAATGCTAAAGGCGTGGTATAATTTTGCCCAACGTAGCCATTCGTGTGAAGGACTTCTATGACTGCCGCGTCGGTGATGACCTACGACTCTCTTGTTGAAAATATTCAGTCATATCTTAACCGTACTGACACCGCTACTCTCGACAAGATCCCCCTCTTCATCATGCTCGCCGAGCAGGTGATTGCGTCCCGAATCAAATTCCTTGGTAATCTAACCGTTAACACCAGTAGCATGGTGATAGGTACGGCGGTGATCGCGAAGCCCGCTCGGTGGCACAAGACGGTATCGATGAATATTACAATAGCGGGTGAGCGTCGGCCGGTGCTCTTGCGTAAGTACGAGTACCTCCGTAATTACTCGCCGGACCCCACAGCCACCGGTATTCCCGAGTATTACGCGGACTACGACTACACCAACTGGCTTGTGGCTCCTACACCCGCCGCCACCTATGCGTTCGAGGTGTTGTACTACGAGCGGGTTCAGCCGTTGGATTCGAGCAACCAGACCAACTGGTTCACGATCTACGCTCCACAGGCATTACTCTACGGCTCGCTTTTGCAAGCGATGCCATTTCTGAAGAACGACGAGCGCATTCCAATGTGGCAGTCGCAGTACGACGCCATCATGGGAACGTTGGCCGAGGAGGATAAACTCCGTATTGCTGACCGCCAAGCGATTGCGGTGGATGCATGAGCTACGTTAGCCCATTCACTGGTGACGTCATCCAGCCGACAGATGTGAGCTTTCGCGCCGTAACGCTGACGGCGAACACCCAGCTGAATTGGCCATCGAACAGCACTACAAACGCTGACTACGCGGCTCGGATCATGCAAGTGACGGCAAGCACTGCTGGTCTAAACCTGTTCATGCCGCCAGCGAACCAGACCTCGGTGGGCAACGACGCTCTCATCCGGAATATTGGTGCGAACACTTTCACCGTCAAAGATTATGAAGGCACCAACACCATCGTGTCAGTGGCGGCGGGCGAATCCAAGTACATTTACGTCACCGCGAACCCAACCGCTCAAGGCTCTTGGGGTGTAATCGCTTTTGGCACTGGAACGTCTTCGGCCGATGCCGCGACGCTCGCGGGTTATGGTCTGGTCGCCAGTGGCGCAACGTTAAACCAGAGCCATCCAAGTGCCGCAATCACCACTGGGACGACTTTTGCCGCTACCGATCGTGCGCAAACCCGTGTGTGGTCAAGTGGCTCCGGCACCGCAACGCTTCCTGCCGCCGCGACGCTGGGCAATAACTGGTTCACACTCTTCAAGAACAACGGTACTGGGTCTTTTATCGTCTCCTGCACCGGCGCGGAGCTTATCGACGGCAATAGTACCAAAACGTTTAATCCGACCGAGTCCGCGTTCATTGTGTGCACGGGGACGGCCTATGTGACCGTCGGCTACGGCGTTAGTTCCCAGTTCACTTTTACGGCACTTACGAAGAGTGTGACCGGCGGTTCGGTGCTCCTCACCAACAATGAAGCGGCGAATAACATTCAAGAGTATGTCGGTACTCTGACTAGCAATGTGACAGTCACGTTCCCGGCTATCGTAAACTTGTATGTCATCTCGAATCAAACGACTGCTGGTGGATTTACATTTACAGTCACGACCGGCCTTGGGTTTACAGCGACGATCCCCCCGGGACAGCAAGCCACACTTATCTGCGATGGCGTGAATTTCCTTAATGCCAACACCACTCAAGCCGGTGCTTCAACGGTCAGTCTTTTGGATGGTACTGTCGGCACACCGTCATTGAACTTTGCGGCAGAAACGAGTACGGGTGTTTACCGTCCCGGAGCAGGGGAGCTTGGTATTTCAGTGCTGGGCACGAAGCGTGTTGGCGTTACTGCTACCGGAGTCAGCGTGACTGGATCCGGCACATTCTCTACGGGCATTGCTGGGGGCACATTCACATGACCAAAAAGGTCTTCGCCCTTGACACTAAACCCGGCGTCCAGCGGGATGGTACGGTATTCGACAAGCAGTTCTACAATTCCGGCCGTTGGGTCCGCTTCCAGCGCGGCCGTCCTCGCAAGATGGGCGGATTTCGCGAGATCGTGAACGACTTGGCGGGACCATCTCGTGGCATTTACCTGAATCCTCAACAGAATTTCAATAACGTGTTCAGCGGGTACTCCGGCGGTCTGCAGTTGCTTCCGATCAGCAACGCGGGTATTGGG